CGCTGGATGCAGGGCGCGGTTACCTCCCATCGTAGGCGACCTTTCGATCACCAGGGATGAGATCCCTGAAGTGCCCAGGACCGTCACGGGGTGTCGGATAGACGATTGCGCAGAGGGATATGGCCGAAAGGCGGGTTATTCCGAGCGGGTGGATGTTACGCCACCCAAGTCAGAGTACCTGTCCTACCGGTTCAGTCCGAGCGCAACCCATCTTTCCTTCACGGCGAGACGGTCTGGGACCTAAGCACTTCAATTCACGCGTTGCTCAGAGTGTCGCGAGCTTGGAAGCTCGCAGCCGAACCAACTCAGCAGCTTTGCGCCGCTCGAGACTTTCCCGAACCTCTGCTTCAAGTCGACGAATGGCCGCTTGCTCCTCATCGGAGCGAACGGCCGTCAAGACCTGTTGCATAGGAACGGAAGTCACGGGCAGCGCAGTGAGCTGTTCGATTTGGATCTCGGTCGCGATCGACCTCGCCTTCGACACTCGTTCATCCGGCTCACCGGAAAGGAACCCGGGAGTGGTTTTGCGCTTCAAGATGGAAGTCTGAAGTCGCCCCTCAACCGCAACAGGCTCATTAACTGAATTGCCTCCAAGAAAGTCGATCAGATCGACAACGAAGACGCCAATCAGCGCATGAGTCGTCGTGCCACGAAGACCAGAAGTGGAATTGTTTCCACTAACGGCAAACGTGCACGGCACGGTGGGGAGCTGGGAACCGACTTCATTGTTGACGGCGGTGGTCGTACTTTGACCAGTCTGAGTATCAAACTCATTCTGGGCAGAGCCGCCTCCGCCTGCAATGAAGGGCGTCATGTCGAAAGACATCTTCTCCCACGACGCACACTGCTTCGACCCGGCCATGCTCAGTACATCCGTGTACGGCAAGGCCGCAGTTGTATCAGTCGCCACAGCACCGACAGAGCCGCGACCTCGCTGCGGAGCCACAATCACCGACATACCAGAACTGGTATTCGGGAAAAGTGGAACCACATCGAGGGCGACTTTGCGGATGCGAAGGCGTGCGTAGTGTTTGATAATGTCTCGCGCATAGCTGGCGCCGACAAGATTGTCAGCGGCAGCCATCGGAACATTGGCGCCATAACCGGTCCCTCCTTGAACGACCGTGTACGTCTTGGACGGATCAGCCGCATAAACGGAGTCGGTGGCACCTAAGGTGCCATTGCCAACGTAAATGTAGCCGACCAACCAGGAAATGACATGGCCGATCATATCAGACATTCCAACACGGCGCGCCGAAACAGAGACCGCAGCACCAACACTGGTCCCCCCCAAGTGGGGGGTCCCGGTGGAGTTGTTGAGCCTTTGTTCGAGGCGCGCCCAGAGCGCAGGACCAGGACCCTTCTGGGCGCTAATAGACATCGAATTCGCGAATTGCTTCGCAGCACGACGTTTCTTGGCGCCCTTGGATTTTCCATGTCCAGGCAGAGCCGGAGGAGAGTATTTGGTGGATTTGTTCGAATTCATTTGTGTGGGGGTGATGTATGGGATCCGCCTCACCCAGGCGGACTGTTCATCCTCTGCAACGACACCGCGCGGCGATTGTGTCAACTGACACTCTCGATCCCGGGCGATTCCAATCGTTCATCCGTGCAGTCTCTAGACCATTTGAGAATCCTTGCTGACGTCCGTCTCACTCCGTGGTCCCTTGACCACACCTCTGTGTTCAACCACAGAGCGAGTAGACACTTCAGCGAAGGCCTCATTGGCTGCCACACTGGATCACTCCAGGGGCAGAGAGCAAATGCTCAGACGGAAACATCACCGGAAGCCTGCCAGGCGAGCCAGAACAAGCTTTCGCTTGTCCAGTTCATCGGGTAGACCTCCGACGATGCGTCGGCGACACCTGTCACCGACCCCGTTTTGGACGACAAAGCAGAGAACCCCATCTTCCGATACCGCATCCGCTGCAAAGCGGGGCATGTCGGTAGACCGCCCAGCACAGCAACATCATTCCAGGCCTCGAGGATCGACCGCAAAGACATAGGACGCAAAGAACGACTCTTTCTAAAGCACGCTTGAAGAAATTCAGGCGAGCCAAAGTCAGGGCCGTTAATCGCGAACGAAATCTGCGCAAGTCGAGCTATCCAATTTTCGTCGATCTCGGATGCCTCCTGTTTCCAGGTAGCGTTCAAGAACCACTTATATTCGGACAGCAAACCTCGTTGCTTGGGACCGATGTTTCGGTAGAGTTTCAGCTGAGGATTCAGCCGGAAGAATGCCGCCATTCTCCTCTGAGGCAAGGCGATTCGAACGTCGTCCGGTGCAAACACCGGATCGACTCCGAAACCGCCAAGCGTCACCGGAAGGTACCAATTCGGCTGCCAACCGTTCGTTCGAAAACGACGGAAGGCCGCAGGGATGGTCCCGACCGATTGAGGACAGTAGCGACACATCTCACTGAGATCTTTGCCGATCATCTCAGGCGTTGCCTGCGACTCGCCCGTCTTGAGCGAGAAACCCTTTACGAGTTTCAAGTTCAGATAGCCGAGACGCCGGAACCGCGCACTATCAGGTGCGTAGTACAAACGTGAGTTGATCACTGCAAAATCTCGAGAGAGATAATTCTTCCCAGGCGAAACGATCAAGCCTATCTCTTCGACTGTCTCTTTCCAGATCGCGTACAGGAGCATGTCACAGCGAAACAAAATGTCATCGCCGTTAACAAGCACCTGCCGCGACTTGGATCGAAACAGGCCACGCTGGCCGGTCCGCCGACACCACCGCCAAACGGCGAGTCGG